TAAAATAACACTGCCACTTGTTACGCCTTGTGCTTGAATATAAGTTACTCTCGCTCTTTGTGTTGTAGGAACCACTTGGGCATCTACTGCTGTATGGGCTACCTGTTGGTCGCTTGAAAAAGATCCGCCGCCTGCCATAATTTTTCTCCTTTTAATTTAGTGCTCCCGAAGGAGCACTATTAATTATTTATTAAGTTATCGCCCAAACGCCTTGGACTGCTACAACAGAATATTTTGTGCTGCCGTGTAGAGTAGCAAGACTAACAAAGTCTCCTACTTTTTGAGTAGCCAAAGTATTTGTTAATGTAGCGCCATTTGTTTGTTTGAAATGGATCTCACCAGCATCGCCGGTAATTACTATTCCATTACTGCCGTCTGCACCTGTGTTTATAATTGTAAACACCTGTCCCGCAACGTGCGTAGGAACAGTAAATGTAGGACTTCCTGATCTACTAGTAAATTGTACTCCAGTATCAGTATCCGCTACTAAAGTGTAAGCCGCGTTTTTTTCTGTTAGATTGTATCCAGTTACTCCGGCTTCATTAAATTTGCCTTGTAGAACTGGTCCTCTGAATCGTGTTGTTGCCATTTTATAATCCTCCTAGATTATGCGAATACTGTCTCTAGGTCGTCGACTATACGCGTCAGTATTCTAATTAATTATTGTATAGTAGTTAGTTTATATAATAGATTTAATTAGAGCGCAAGAGGGCTTTGTTTATGTTGTGATTTTTAAGATGTAGCTTTTAAGTAGCTACTGAAATTTGTGGTGCAGACATTTCAATGTTATTTTGTCTATCTGCTATTTTAGTCTCTTCGAGTTTTATCTCCGTGATGACATCTCTAATAGCGCCATCAATTTGGACCATATTGAGAGTATATTTACCTTGTTGCTCATACTCCAACTGCCACTTCAACTCCAAGGACCGCTTTTGTTTGTACAGGTCTTCGGTCATTATTAACCTCCTCATAGGTTATTCGACGGGTATCCCGAAACATTCCCGTTGATTCCCATTTTACACTTTTTTCTCCCACTTTGTCAAGCACTGCTTTCTCAATAGATTCAGCATTATCTTCCGCTAAAACATCAAATTTAGCGTGATAATCGTAAGCCCAGATATTTACAGTGAAATTTCTCATCACATACCTTTATTTTGTAATTGTGGCGGAACGGTGTCCCGCCACAAAAATAATTATTGATTACGTCGCATTTGATGCAAAGGCACCTCTAGGATCAGAGAATCCGAAAACGTATCTCTCTCTAGCTTTGTACCTTACATTGCCTGTATCAAAGTCACCTTCCATCTTAGTCGCGATAGGTGTTCTTTCGAAATGTTTAAGACCATTTGGTACATCAGTTTTAACGAACCATTTTTTAGTTGCAGTTAAGTAGTGGTTAACAGCGTATCCTTGCGGAACCATTCCCATACTTTTTAATGCATTGATATCGTTATCTGCAGTACCTGTTCTACCTTCAGACTTCATCAGTCTTTCAGCAGTAAATTGAAGCGCCGAAGGAATTATCATTTTAGTTCCTTGTGCTGCAATTTTAAGGCCTCTTTCATCAGTAAACGCTGCGATGTCGATTAGCGCTTGTTCCAATGAAGTTTCATTAAGTTCAGCTGCTGTTGTTAACTCGTTTGAAAACGTGCCTGATAGTGTAGGGTGGTCAGTAGCAAAAAGCTCCTTACCATCTCCACCAGCAAAGCTTGAATCAAATCCGTTATTTAAAACAGCTGCGCCTTTGATATTCTTAGTAGACGCCATAGATCTTGCTAACGCTTTTGTATATCTAGACGCAAGTCTGTCATACAAATTATCTTCGATAGCTTCTTCTGTGATAGCGAATGCTAATGCAATCGTTTCATTTGTGTATCTCGCAGTGAAAGTTTCTTGCGCATCATCAAATGTTACGCCTTGACCTTCAGGTTTAACTGCCGCATTTGCGAAACCAGATAACATTACTTCCTCTTCGAAAGCTCTGTCAGATGATTCAGTGTTAAACACTTCAGTCCACTCTTGCGAGTATTGTTTGTACTCTAGTCCGAATAAAGCATTCAAACCAGGTTCCAACTCTTTAACGAGTTGTGCTCTTGATATTGCCATAGTTGTATTTCCTTATCCGTTATTAGTTAAACAAAGCAGACGCCGGAGCTGCAACGACTACCCAATTGCTACCTGCAACTGTTTTGTCTCTGTTCTCTGGATCGTTTGCTGATCTAACGGCAGTAAACATTGCTGTTGTTGCTGCAGATCCAACATCTAACGTAGTGATCGATTGACCACTTAAATTAGCTGTCGCTGTATAGTTGTTAGTATTAAAGCCTTGCATTGGGTTAACTCCAAGAAGAGTTTGCGCCAAAGCGGCATCAGCTTTTACTACATATTCCTGATTAGGATTATCGATAATAAAAGCAGTTATGTCATCAGAACCAGTGTTATAGTCTGCTGACGTTGTTTGTCCTGCTACGATATTATTTGCAAAGGTTGGTTTTCCAGTAGCATCTATAAAGAATGCTCCGTTGAAAACACCTAATAATAAAGCAGAGTTAGCAGTTGTCCACGCAGTTCCACCATTTCCACCATCATCTGTAACAGTGAAAGAAGCGTCCTGAACCATTCCAGCCTCGCCCGCAGTTGCTCCACCGTCGTTAAACGACATTGGATCACCTTTGTTTGAAGCTACGCCTGGTGCAGTTTGGATATGATATTCAGATTGTCCTGAAGTTGCTGGAGTATTTCCAACAGTCATTACAGCTCTTAAACCAAATCCAGTTGTACTTGCATTTGCCATAGTTTAGTTTCCTTTTCTTGTACCTGCCCCGAAGGGCCTCCAGTACGGTTAATATAATTCGTTGGTTTAGGAATTACTAAATAATTAGCTTTTCTTTGTACCACCGAAGGTTACACGAGTATCAGCCTCTTTCGAGAATCTCATACTAGGGTGCTGTTCCTTCATAAGATTGTTATTCACTGCTTCTTCTTTGTTTTGAGTCTGTTTTTTGTAGTACTCATCAATTTGAAGCGCAATCTCTTCTGGTATCCTTGCCAGCAGTAGGCCACCTACTCCGATCATTCCTGCGTATCTACCTTCGTTCATCGATGGAAAATCTTGATCCGGATATTCGTCAGCTCTCACTAATTCGTATCCTTCTCTTAAAGATCGAGCAACATTGGACGTATCTTGATGTCCTAATATTTCTGCTCTTATCCATTGATGTCTAAAGCCTTTTGGCGCAGGCGGTGCATCAAGAGAAGTGGGTGGAGTCCAAACTTTTTTAGATTCCGTTTTGGATCTAGTTTGACTCGCACGTGAAGTTTTTATTTTTTCGTTTTCCATATGCCTATACTCCTTCCGTGATATTTAATTGTTTCGCATATTCTTCGAGTGGCACACCTAATCTTTTAGAAATTGCTACCTGTGATTGTGTGAGTTTCACAGTTTTTCTGCGTCCTGTTGAAGCCGAACGTCTGGCTGAAGCTACATTCTGAGTAGGTTTTACTCTTTCTGTAGAACTGCCTTCTATCTTATCAAATTTATGCGGAAATTCAACTCTTATTCTTTTGTCAACTTCCTCATAATAATCGCCACTTTGAGGGTCGTATCCTTCTACTTCTACAAGCTTTTTATGTATATCAAAAGCCGTATAAGTCATTGCCGAATCATTACCAAACCAAGAGTTTCTAGCAGCCCAGTCTTCAGCTTTAGGATCACTCCTTGCTGTAGGGGCCGTTCTTTGTGGTGTGATGTTTACTTCTCTTTCACGTTCCTTTGGTTTGTTTTCTTGAGCAACTTTAATGGAATTTAATCTTGCCTCATCCATTGTTAAGGTAGCTAATTGCTTTTGAGCAGCAACTTGCGCTTCTACATCCTGAGATTCAATAGCATTTTTAAGAGCTAATTGAGCTGCTGCTAAACTAGTCTTAACTCTACTTTCAAATTCTGAAACATAAGAATTATCTACTTTAGATAATCTTTTTACCATTTCATTATTTTCTTGCTTAACTGATTGAGCATAGTGGACAGCTTCTTCTCTCTGTCTTTCTGCTTCTCTCATTTTACGAGTTAGTTTAGAAATTCTTTTTTGAACTCCGTCACTATATTCTTTTAACTCGTCTTTCTCTTCCTTGGGTGTTTCAACTTTAGTTTCTAACTCTTCACCATCTTCGACTTTCTCAACTTCAATCTTCTCTTCCTGGGGTGCTTCAACTTTTTCTGGTTCACCCTTATCATCTAAATTAATTTCAGTTGCCTGTTGATCGGCTTCACCTACATTAATCAAATCATCTACTTTTTGTGCTTCTTCTGGCATAGTTCCTTCCTATGTTAAATATAATGAAGAATTGATTCAGGATCCTTAATGGTTCCTAACACTTCATCATCATTTATTATTCGCACTTCTCCACCTTCAATTGGTAATCTTGAACCAGCATATCTGGCAAACATTACCCAATCTCCTACTTTACACCAAGGTTTATCAAATTTATCTTTATCTTGGTATGCTAAATCTCCCATTTTCAAAACATAACCACAAGTTGTGGCTATTCTTGCTTGATCTAATTGTTCTTGAGAAAATAAAATTCCACCTTTAGTTTTTTCTTTAGGTGTAAATGGGAGTAATAAAATTCTATATCCAGATGGTTCTGGTAACTCATCTACTACTTCTTTAATATTGTTGGGATCTAATCTTTTTACGTGAGATTCTTCTTTGTTATATTTTTGTTGAAGGGCGTTCCGGTGTTTTGGAATTTCCTCCTTTTTTAATGTTGATAACGTTTCCGTCATTGTGCTCCTTATCCTCTTTTAGCAGGTTAGAGATTTCCTGTGTTATTATCTGATAGGCTTGTGCCTGTCCTACCATATACTTATATTTTTCCATACTGTCAACCCCACCACTAATCATTGCATCACCAATTTGTTGAAGGGTGGCATCTATTCTTTTTTTCAATTTATAAATTATATCTAAATCATCCATTATTTTTCCTTCTTTTTCTTTGTGGTTTTAGTGCCATATTTAGTGGCCCACTTTTTTGCAATTTTAGGATGGTTTTTCCAGAGATATTTTCGTTGTTTCTCTGATTTAAAAGGCATTCTTAACTATCTAACTTCTTTACCAAATCCTCTTTTAGCTTTGCCTCTAGATTTTACTCTTCCACCTTTTTTATAACCTTGATTAAGTTCACTATGTATTCTTGAAACTTCATCTCTTCTAT